CTGTTATCCATCCCCGCTCAATTCCATTCTCAAGCCAGATCTCAAACTCATCAAAGTCTGACTCTATATTTTGAATGTCTTTTAGGATCTCTTCAAATTCTTCGCTCATATGTTAAGTATACTCCTAAGCGCTTATGATGTCAACTGGACCCATGCATGATGGGTTAAATTTAATTGCTGCGGAGACTGCTTGATTAACTCTGTTCCTTGCATTTTTTTGCTTGTCTGTTGCATATAAAACCCCGTATGCATATTCTGATCCAGAGCCGATAGAAACATACGGTAATGAGTATTTAGATAAAGACATGTCTCCAGAACTATGCTCATAGATTTCACCACGAATGCCAATAATCAAACTAAGTTCACCTTCTTTGGATGTGTCGATCCAAAACTCGTTATAAAATTCACGAAGTTCTTTGATAAACTTTGTATGCATAAACTTATCTGTATCTTTAATGTTAGGTGCTGATGGTCTAAAGTTGTGTCTGATTCTGTCCCCGTCCATTGATCCAGCATAACCAATTAGATACGGACCAACTCTCCAAACCTTTGGTGACTCAAGTGAAAGAATAACTCCATCATCTGATGCTCCACGATCTCCAGCCATATAAATCTTATCTTCATGGCGTAAAGCAACAATACAGGTCATGACAAAGCCCTCTCCAGATAGGTGATACTTAAGTATACCATTGCCCAGAGAGGGCTGTCAACTATAACCTACAATGACTAATTAGCCTTTTTATCTACAGTCTTAAATGCTTCATTTATTTCTGCGATTGTAAGTTTGCCATCGTCCAAAAAAGCCCTTGCCAGTCTTTCAACGACTGTTGCTACGCCTAATAGACCTGCGAGCATTACTGCCTGGATAGTATCAATTCCTACTACTGCTCCAGCACCAAGTACTGAGAGACCAGAAGCAGCAAATACTGCTACGATACGCATCAAGACATTTGGGAGAGCCTTCTGTGGGTGCTCCTTCTTAGGAGCCACTACTACTTTCTTAGTTGCCATTTTAGTCCTCCTTTCTTAGCGGAATTGTTATTAACCAAACCACTGTGACTGCTAATGTTGCAATGCCAACAATGTCTCTGGCTGATCCTGTTAGGGTTAACCATGCAATAAAGAATCCAAGGAGGGTAAATGCTTGTGCAATTACTTCCATGCCTGCGTCCTTAAGCCATGTGAAGAATCCCTTCACAACCTTTGTTATTATTTTCATTCTTACCTCCTCATCCCAATCATTACGTTAGCAATCTGCGAAACAATGATTACTGGGATAATGACTTCTTGGGCCTTTTCTCTCTGATCGTCTGTCATGTCCATACCTAATTCAGAGAAATTAGATAGGAGTTCTGTAACATCCACTTCAAATACTGCACCAAGTGGGTCTGCAAGAAATGCTTCTGTTTGTACTTCTGTTACTGCATCTGCTAATGTAAATGGCATTGGGGTTTCTCCTGCATCCCCTGCTCTTTCTGCGAACTCAACAAATGCTGCTGCAACTGCAGGTTCTGATTTCATTATCTCTGCTATCTTTGCAACTTCTGATGGAGCAATTCCAAGTTCTTCTGCAACCTCTTCCTTTGCTTCTTGCGTCAATGCTTTGAGTGTTTGACTTACTGCTGTAATTTGTTCAGGGGAAAGAATAACTAACTTATTATCCTTGCTTGTAAGGTTAGCAATAACTCCAGATAAATCTTCTGATGTTCCAGTTCCCTTTTCAGGAATTAGGGCTGCTAATACTTCATCTTTGATTTCTACATCTGGTTCAGTCCAAGGATTATCTTCTGGCTCTGGATCTGGTCCAGGTTCTGGTGAAGGTTCTGGGGTAGGCTCTTCCGTAGGCTCTTCCGTAGGCTCTACAACTGGCTCCTCAGTTGGTTCTGGATCTGGGGTAACTTCTGGGGTAGGCTCATCTGTAGGGTCTACTGTAGGCTCTGGAGAAGGCTCTGGTGTAGGTTCTTCAGTTGGTTCATCTGTTGGGTCTGGTGAGGGCTCTGGGCTTGGTTCATCTGTTGGCTCTTCAGTTGGTTCTGGAGAAGGTTCTGGTATGGGTTCTGGGGTAGGCTGATTGGCTGCAGCATTTGCTGCTGCTTGAGCAATAGCAGCATTAAGTTCTCTTTGTGCTTGCTCGTAGTAATATTCCCATGCATCATTAATAGAATTATTTAAGTCAACGATTGACTGATTGTATATTTCTATTCTGCTATTTTTCAACTCTAAAGCATCTTCTGTATCTGAAACTGCATCAAGATGTTCCTGTGTTTTGGTTTGCAAAACCTGATTCATTGATGACAGTGTTGCATTCTCAGAGTTGTATACGCTTAGTTTGTCATTGTAAACTGCTAACTTATTATTATAATTTGTTTGTGCTGTAGCCCTTGCTGCAAGTGCTTCATCATATGCATTTAACTGTGATTGAGTTGGTCCTGGTCCAGAAGAGAATGTTCCAAGGTTACAACTAAAACCTACTCCCCATCCACCAGTATAATCACAACCTGCTCCAGTCCAACCTCCAGGAATTGCCCATCCAAGATGGTAAGAACCTGGGCCTCCTCCGTTATACCACCATATCTCTACATCTAAAGTCTTGTCTTCACTAACATCATACGCTGGGGAGTAGTCACTCCAGGTAACACCCTGTTCTACCCAGTTATTAACAGCAAGTTGTCCATCAACATACATTCTAAATCCATCATCTGTTGATCCTGCAAAGTATGTAGTTGTCCAATGATCTGGGACAGTAATTCTTCCAGTAAATTTAACTACAAAGTTTTCATATCTATTACCGCAAACTGGCAGTTGCATAGAATTTGAATTCCATGTACCAGAACAGATAACTCCACTTGGAGTTGCTATGTTTGGCCATGTTCTGGCTAAATGATAAACCGTATATGCCAAGCCCTGTCCTCCAGCACTCTGAATATTTGATTGAGTGGTTTGAACATTTATGTTGGCTATGCTGAGAGCATCCTGTGCATCGTTTCTTTCTTCAAGAGCGTTGTCTTTATGTTCAAGGGCCAAGGCTACTGTGGCTGTCTGACCATCTACATTTGACTGGGCAAGGTTCTTTGCTTCTAAGGCTGTGGTCTCTGCCTCTACTGCATCCTCATGAGCATCGTAGGAATCATCCCTAAGTTCCATCGCATTTTTGGCATAGGCGAACTTGTTTTCTGCTATATCTATAAGATCTATAAAATCATCTTGGTAGCCAAGATCGTCTACGCTATCGTTAAGTTCCTGTATTTCTTGGGCTGCAACAGTTAGAGGGTCGTCAGAATGAGCCTCTGTGGGGGCTATTAAGAGCCATCCGAAGGCTAATAGTGTGGCTGTTGCTATGCGTAATAATTGTTTTATTTGCCTTCCCCCTCGCAGACAGGATGTCTGTTAGGATGATTATACCATTTTATTGCACAAAAAAGGGGCTACCATAATTGGCAACCCCTTTAGTGTTGGAATGATTACTTAAGCAAAGCAACCTTTGCCTTTGGATTCTTCTTGTTCCACTGAAGAGCCAACTTGTTGAATGCAGCCTTTACAGACTTAAGTGCTGCTGCATTATCTGCAGTTAACTTAGCAATCTGTGCATCCTTAGCAGCAAGAGCAGCATCTGATGCTACCTTAGCAGCAGCAGCCTTATCTGTCTCTACCTTAACTGCTGCAGCAAGTGCTGCATCTGCAGCAACCTTTGCATCAGCAAGTGCCTTGTCTGAAGCAGCCTTAGCAGCAACAGCATCTGAAGCAGCCTTTACGACTGCAGCATCTGCTACAGCCTTAGCAGCAATCGCTGCATCCTTTGCAGCCTTTTCAGCAGCAAGTTCTGATACTAGATCACGAACTGCAATCTCTGCAAATGGTGCAAGTGTTGGAGCAGTCAAACCTACTACTGCTGCAGCAACTGCATCTGTTGATGTTGTTGGAGCAAATGTAATAAGTGAGCGTGTGCCAGTTGTTGGAAGAGTAGCCTTGAAGGTTGCTGTTCCAAAATCTGTTAGTGTAGCACCAGTTGTTACTGTTGCTGTGTCCATAACTGCTGTTGAAGCAAATACGGTTGCTGTAATTGACTTACCAGATACCTTGTTACCAAATGCATCTGTTGCAGTTACAACGATATCCTGCTTAGTTCCTGCAGCACCTGCTGTAGGTGCTGAAACTGTTAGGTTATTGATCTTGCCAGCAGTACCCTGTACATAGTATGTAAGAGTTGTTCCACCATTGTTAATTACAACGGTTCCAATTGCTGTTGTCTTTGTGTAGACAAAGAATGTTGCAGTTGTTCCAGTGCCTGTTGCAATTGTCAAAGATGATGATCCTGACGATGCTCCGACTGGTGCTGCTGATGTGTGTAGTGCTGATACGATTGTTGCGTTAGTTGCTACTGCAGAAACTGATGTTCCTGCTGCTACTGTTGCCACAAAGCGTAGTGCATCTGCTGCATCGATTGTGTTATCTGCTGGTACTGGCAATGTGGCAGGGGTAGCAATTACACCATTAGTTGTATTTGCTGTTCCATCTAGCGTTACCGCTACTGTCATTACTGTAGCATTTGCAGGTGCTACGGCGACCATGCCCAAAGTCATGGCTGCAACCACGGCTAGTGCGATTTTCTTGAATGAATTCATTCGGTATTTCTCCTTATTTTTATAGTGTTTTTAGTCTGTCCAAATAGTCTTTTATCTCTTCTATTTGGCTAGGTTTATATTGTATCACGTTCTCAGGTAGTTCGTCAACTCGCTTAGGTCTATCCCTAAAAGTATGAACCTCTACTTCAGTGTCTATATTTTTTGGGGTATGTGATATTGCCCCAAATATTGCTCCACACACAGCATCAGCCAAGTCCTTTGACTTTTTGCGTGGGTGGTCAACTCTATCATTTTTCATAATCTTTAACTGGGTTAGTTCATCAAACAATAAATCAATTGCAGGCATGGCAAGTCTTTCCTCGTACACAAGCATAGCCATATCCTCATAGTGCTTCTTGGCAACAGAAACAGTATCAGTCTTCATTCCAACCTGCTTCAATTCATTTTGAATATCAAATGATTGCCAACGGTCAAAGGAAACCATTCCAATATCAAACCCAAGCCTTCTAAGATTTTGAATCCACTGTTTTACCTCAGAAAGATTAACAGGTCCTTCTACCTTTGGCTCCCACCATGCTACTGCATCCACTACTACAATTGGTGCCACCTGTTCGTAGTTATTAATTACCTGTATGTTTACCCATTTTTCTACATGTGCAATGGCTACCGCACACTTATCGTGCTTCTGTGCAAGGTCAGCGTGTACATAATATTTTTTTGTTGGGTCTGGCTTAAATGAATCGTCAAATCTTCTAAAGTTATCCACAGGGTTTCTTAATGTCATACATGCTCTTACCTTGTCTGCCTGCTTAAAGAATGCATCAGAAGCAAAGGTTGGTACACATGCAAAGCGCATCATAGCATCTCCAAGGTCTGTCATGAATGCAATCATAAAGTCATCGATCTTGCGTGTA